ACTCACTGTCCACCTTGGGTTCGGGTTCCGGTTTCGGCATCGCGTCCTGCAGCGCCTTCCACTTGGCGTCCGCTTTGCCTTTGGCGATGTCGTACATCCGCTTCTGCAGCGGGTTCATGAGGCTGATTTCGTTGTCGACGATGACTTGGCACTCTTCGTCGGCTGGCTCGGCGAGGATTACGCCGGGAATATTCCGCGTGCCATCCCCGCTGCCATCCATCAGGCAGTGTTCCCAGCAGTCGGGACCAAAGATCAGCGCCCCCGGTTCGATGGGAATCGAGTGCGGCACCCGCGCCTTGTAGAGCAGGAACGCCGTCTTATCGATTCGCGGATCGGGCGGTTTGAATTCCGGATTCGGACCCTTGAGACCGTCCGTGATGATGCGTGCTTTCATGGGTAGGTCACGATTCCGTCGAGCATGATTGAAAAGTCCGCCATCAGGCCCGCGTTCACATCGACAGTCGGGCTGGGCGGGTCAGTGACGATGCCGGTGAACGGCCATTCGGTCAGACCGGAATCGGCGAAGATAATCTTCCACGAGTCCGAAGCCGGAGTGGTCGCCGTCGAGAGCATCGATTTGTGGGTCGTCGCCGCCGGGTCGAAGAACAACGTGCCGGAGACGGTCCCCCCCTGGGTGTACCCCGTCACCTTGTTCTCCATCCCGACGCCCGAATCGAGCGCAGTGGCGTCATACGTCTGCACCTTCGGGTTCGGTCCCTTCAGGCTCTTGACCTGTGCGATGGTCGTATACACGGCAGCAATCGACTTCTGCAGCCGCGTGTTCTTTGTGACGACTTTCGCCATGTTGCTCTCCTATCAGGCGACGACGATGCCCGTGTTATTGATTTGAAGGTTCAAGATTCCTGTCGTGGTCGCGTAACCCAGATAGCTGGCGTACCAGCCGGTTGTGAGGTCTGCCCCGGCGGCAATCAGCCCTGCCGTCGCGGAAGCCACGTAAGGCTTTCCAGCCGCCACCGTGGCCCCGATCGTGATCGTGCCGGCGGTCTGGTAGTAGATGTACTGCCCGGTGTTCCCGCCGTTGATGGCTATGCCACAGACGGTTGCCGTGAGCGCCGTTGAATTCGCGTCGGCGGCTTTCAGGACGTTGCTGTTCGCGGTGTCGATGTAGAGCACCATGCCGGCGGTGATCGTTGCTCCGGCAACACCACGGGTAATCTGAGCATCGGAGCCGGGAATTACGGAAGTTGCCGTGATCGTCAGATCAGCCATGTCAGATCGACTCCTGGTAGAGCACCGTGTAATGGGCATCGACGACGTAATAGCCCTCGTCGCTGTCGTCGCCGAATGGGATGAAGTTGGGCATGCGGACTCCGCTGGCGATCGAGTTGATAACCACGGTCCCCACAGTTCCGCTGTAGCCTTCCAAGCCTCCACCGGGGTTCGTCATGCTGTCAGTCCGGCAGGCTTCCGCCAGCGCTCTGGCGTCAATCATTTCCGTCGCGCAGGCGATGACTGACACGTCCGCTTTCACGAGTCCGCCGTGATGGCTCAGGTCGTTGTCCGGTTCCTCGCTGTTGATGGAGACAATGACTCCCGGCAAGGCGTCCTTCTGCCAGAGCTTGTAGGCGCGGATCTTGGCTGCTGTGCCCGCCCCGACAATCGCGGTGACGGCACCGAAACTCTTCAGAAGTGAGACCAACGCGGACTCAATCGTCAAATTGCACCTGTATCGGGGAGCCCTCTCCTTTGGCTGCTTTCCACTCAGCGGCAATCATGCGATTAATCGTCTTCGCGCCCTCGGCGATGGCGGTGGAACGTCCCGCTGCAACGCCCCGCTGGACAAAGCCGCCCCATTTGCCTTTGTCGATGCGTCCCGTGAAGTGCCGTCCGCCGGATTTCGTGAGGCGGCCAGTGATGGCTCGTCCCTGCTTTGAGTAGCGGTCCTTCGTTCCGGCACCGAACCACATCAGGTTCCGAGCACTGACACCGACCCCCTTCCGTCCGCCACGATTCACAATCCTGCTCTGATTGCGCCCAACCTTTCCGACTGCCACGCCCGCCTTCGCCTGCTGGATGTTCGAGAGTTTCGCTTTGTCGCCACGGCTTCCGATGCCACGGTCCTTCGCCATCAGGATCGATTTGGCGAGAGTCGGCGGAACGAACGGACGCATGAACTGAGCCAACACCGCCGCCATACGGCGCGATGCCGCCTTCCCGATCCGCTTTGCCGACTTGTCCCGCAAGTACGACAGAGCGTCGTCGAGTTCTTTCACGCCGGTCAGGAATGCGCTCAAATCACGATCTCCGTACACTGCAGCTCAACAATCGCCTGCTGCTCCTTCACCGTGAACGCCGCACCGATGTTGAAAACCCGCGTCCCGAACTTCACCCGCCAGTCTGCCGGCTTGATCTGCGACGACAGCGACGTGTGAAGCATGCGGATAATGTGGTCGACTTCCGCCCGCACCTGGTCAAATCGCCGCGCCTCGCGTCCAGCCCGGGGAACTATCTCTGCCCAATGCGGGAATTTCCGCACCCAGTTCTCCGTTTGCTGTCCGTCCGCGTTCGTTACTGGATCGTTCCATTCAACGATGACACGCTTATTCCTTTCGCCTGCGGCTTGTGTCTGGATCGTTGCCATCAGAAGCTCCCGTCCCATCGCAGCGGGTCAAGAATCCTCTGGACAATCACGATGTCTTCTTTCGTAGGCTCGCGCTTCTGGTACATGAGCGCCGCCATGTATCGCACCGCCTGTTTCGCGCTCTCCGGCACGAGCTGTGGCGACGTGTAGCCAGCCGAGAACGTGACTGTGATGGCGTTCGACACCGGATAGGTGAACGGCCAGACCTGCCCGTATGCCGGTTCAATCCGACCAGGGCGGCGCACGAGATCCGTGCGGTAGAGGCTGGAACTCAACGTCTGTGTCGCTCCCGTAGAGTCGACATAGCCAACGCTCGTCACGCTATTGATGGGTGGGAACCGCAGCTCAATCGGACCGTCATCGGGGAAGCAGTCCAGATACAGCGTCAGCGTCCGTTCACCAAGGGACAGCCGGACCTCGTTCTCAACCCACGCCCTCGCTGCGGCGATGTAGCCCATCAGCCCGAGCGATTCGTCTACGCCGTCGATGCGTGAGTGATCGCCGATCTCGTCAGGTCCAACCGGCTCCAGTGCAGGGGCCGATTGCATTCCGTCGAGATAGCTCGGAACATTCGCGAAGGTGCATGCGGAGGACGAGTACATCAGACACGGTAGTAAATGATGACTTGGGTAGCTTTGGCGTTGCCGGCGTTGGCCAGTGAAACTGTCAGTGGTCCGCAGATGACGGGCCACGCGGCAATGCGTGCCGTCCCGGCGGTGTCTTCGAGCGGAAGATAGGTTTCTTCCGTGTTCGTCGTGTGCCTTGCGATAAGGGCGGCAATCGCAACGTCGTCCATATGGACGGACAGATCGACGCCCTCGTCATCCGTCAGGACAACGTCGTAGTTGGCAGTCGGTGCCGGTGAGCCCGGATCGGTGACAATCTTGATCAGCTCGCCCGAGATGTTCCGGGTGGTGACGGTTGCAGTCCCTGCGGAGTCATCCGTCAGAAAGTCGATGATGACCTTGCGGATGCGCCCCATCTGCCCCTGGTTGTAACCGTCGTCATACGTGACGGTCGCGAGCATGTTTGCCATTTACGCGGCCTCCCGTGCGACTGCAGTTTCTTCAGTCACGAAGTTGGCGATGTCGACCGGCTTGACATGCCCACACCGAACGTCACCGTTGGCCCAGATTTCAATCCCGAGATCCACGCACCGCGTGCAGAAGTCGAGGTCATCGGACTGCTGGTGGTATTTGCCATCGATCAGATATTCGCCCCAGCGGAACCAGGGGAACGGGATCTTCTCTAACACCGTTCGGCTAATGAGCATGCAGCCCGTGCCCGCAGCGTCGACCCTCCGGATTCCGTGGAACCAGTTCCTGATCCAAGAGCCGTTGTACTTGAGGACGACGTAGGTCTCCACCTGCAGTTCGCTCTTGTTGCGATACGACGGATAGCACCCGACAGCGATGTCCTTCTTCATCTCCAGCAGATGAAAGATCACATCTGGCGGCACGTACACGTCATCGTCGACGAAGAACAGATGGGAGAATTCCTTGTCTGCCATCAGCTCAGCAACCGCCATGTTCCGACATGGTGCAACGCCGTACTTGTTCTCTTTGGCAATCGCGCACGCACCCGCCCGACCAAGCTCGGCCACGCGCCGACAAGCGGTCTTCATCCCCTCGAAGGGTCCCCATTCTGGGCTTCCAGAACGGGATGGCATGCAAGCGAGAACTTTATCCATTACCGAAGCTGGAAGATGCGAACATAGTAGGAATAAAGGTTCGGACGATCGGTCCCGTCTGTCTGACAGACGAAGCTGGGATAAATCGCCGCCTTCGGAATGTAGGTCGTTGCCAGCGCGGTACCGGTCGCAGCTCCGTTGATGTACTGCTGGAGCGTGTCCGCCGCGCCGTCGTAAAAGAACCCCAGCGTGATCGCGGTTGCGTCAGTGAGCGTTGCTCCAGTGGCCGTAGTGTTCGTGCCAGCCTTGTCGGCACCGAACGTAAGGGCGAGGTTTTCCGCAGTCTGGATGTGCCAGCCGATGCGGTTGTTCGTGGAGTGGGCACCCGACGAGAAAATCGTGGTGTCCGACGCTGCGAGGCCGACGAAGATTTCAGCCTTCGTGACCGGTGGCGTGGTAGCCGTCAGATGGATTTTCCATTCGGCCCAGATGCTCTTGTTCGCAGCCGGAACGAAGGCCGTCACCAATCGCTGGAGATTCGCCCCCTGGTGCTGCGTCGTCGAACCGGCATCGATCTTGAGACGCCCGGGAGCCGCCGTATCGATGGCCGCGGAACCGGCCGTCGCCTGTGTCAGCGTCCATTCCGTGCTGGCGGCGGCGTTGTAGGACACCCACCGCTCGTCGTAGAGGACGCCGATCGACGGATCGAAGTGATACTCATGGATTGGGCACGTTCGCCAGAGGTTCGTCTGGTGGGTGGCGGTAAGGTTCGGGTCATAGACCGAAACACGTCCGCCCGCGTCCGTAAAGCCACGGCTGGGCATGGTATCTCCTTCGAGTTTTCAGGTCCGGCAAAGCGTCCGGGGCTTAGGCAATCGCGGTCACGGGAATGGCTTGCGGGTAACGCGGCTCCGACAGGATGGCGGTCACGCCGGCCGGACACGGGTCGTTAGTGACTTCCGTCACCTTGAGGGCCACGAAGTATTTGCCAGCCGCCTGCGCTTCGACGCTGTCGGCGGTGATCTCCACCAGATACTGGTAGTTGTCGCCGGCCGTCATGCTGAAGCCGGTGCTCGCGGCATCGGTGAGCGCACCCCAGGTATCAACGCTCGTGCTTGACGCACAAACTCGATACTTGAAGGCAAGGGCGGTTGTGCTGGTTCCGGCGGCAGCAGCCGACGCCAGAAGCGTCACCGTGCCGTTTGCCGTGCCAGCGGTCGCGTCCCCGGTGTTGATCAGGAACGTGATCCGTCCGTAGTTGGCGAGGCTGATAAAGTCGGTCGTCATCGACGTGTCGAAGGCGTCCGTCTTCGCATAAAGCCCGTTCACCACATGGTGATCGAACAGAAAATCCATCTGACTCATGTTTCGTACCTCTGGTTAGGACGGCTCGACCAATTACGACCGGGTCGCGAGGGTGACAAAGGGGCTCAGCGTGTTGCTGCCCTTGAACGGCGTGATGGCACTGTTAAGCCACGGCTGCCCGTCGACCTCGAAGATGATTCGGTACGCAGTCTGGGCGTAATCGAACTTGAGGTGCATCGAGTACTGGGCGTCCATCATTCCGCGAATCGCAGCCGCATAGGCTTGGAAATTCGCGAGGACAAAATCCCCGACCGTGCCGACCGTGCTGCAGTACTCGATGGGGATCACCGGCTTGCCGTAGATGCGGCTGTACGGCGAATCCGACATGCCGCCCGGAGGCAGGTAGGCCGGCACACCGCCAGTCCCGACCGGCCATTCCATGCCTTCCAGCACCGGCAGGCAGTCGATATTGCAGAACCACGCCGCACCGTCGCGGAAGTTCGGGTGCAGGCGAGCCATCATTTTGCGGATGTTGGCGGGAACGATCGTCGCGGCTGGCTGGTTCGTCTCCTTGGCAACTGAGATGGTACAGGGAGCCGTCTTGATGCCGACCGGCTTGCCGAGTCCGTCGCCCTCGAAGATGGCATCGCCAATCTTGAACGCGATTTCGTCAGCGGCACCGTTCTCCAGCACGCGGGAGGCGGTCTGGGGAGCGTGGCGCAGGAGCTTGTCGGAGATGAACGCGAAGACGTACAGCTCGTGCGGGGTCAACTTGACCTCGCGGAAAGCTGGACGCTTTTCGGTCATCTGCGTCAGTTCGTCCTTCCAGTACCCCTGAATACCACCCATGCGGGAGCCGTCTGCACGGCTGGTCTCGTTGATGGCAGGGATCGTGATGGACTCGTTGCCCATGTCGACCGGGATCTGATCGCAGTACTGCAGGAGCGAATTGCTTCGCAGGAGTACCTTGTCCCAGATGGACTTCGAGAAGCTCGGGGGAACCAGAACGCCACCTTCCGAGTTGACGGCCTGCGTCATCCCGGTGCCGGCGGCAACCTGCATCAACTGTTCGCAGTTGCGCGGGTTGGCGTGGTGCTCCTGACAGGTCATCGCGAAGTGTGCGAGGGTCTTGAATCCCTTCTTGGGATCGTCCTCGACTGCCGGGCGAACGCGCCCGATGCGGACACCAGGAACACCGGAAGTCGTCTGGCGTCCGGAACCCTTGGCGAAGGCGCGAATCTCGTCGGCCTTGGCTCGCAGTTCCTGCTTCTGGGCGTCCTTGCGGATGCTTTCGAGTTCGGCGGTGACCTGTGCCTGCTCGGTTTCGAGGGCGTCGATCGCCG